CGACGTGCGGGTCATCCCGTTCTGATCTATGCTACAATACTCTCAACCACAACGGGACCTCCATGATCCTCTCCATGTCCTCCGACCTTCAGACCCGCCGCATCGTTTGGACGGGTCGCAACAACGACGACTCCCCCATGGGGTCGCGTCTGCAACCTCAGTTGGGCATCAGTGCATTCGCTATCGCTGGTCAGTTTGCTGAGGTCTGGTCTGATGAGGTCGCTCCCTGCCCCGTTAGCGGTCGCACCTATTCGTGCTAGGCATTCGTTCGTGGATCAGCAGTTGCGGTGCGGTCGCCCCTTAGGGGGGGCGCCCCCGTATATAATTTAATGGGTCCCCATAAGCTATAAAGTCTTGCTTTCGCCACCTCTCTATTTCATTCAAACCTATAAAAATCATATATAAAAACAAAAAGGCAATGTCTGTTAGAAGAAATGAAAAAAAATTCCGGAGAAAATTTTCAACCCCTACAGGTTGATTCAATTAATGGAGATTATTATATTGTAATTCCTGAGTGGATGGCAAATGAATTATCATGGTACGAAGATACAGAAATTAATTTATCTTTATATGGGGACGAAATTATTTTAAGTGAAAGAGGGTAGATTGACAAAACATACATAATATTGTATGATATTGACGTAATTACAATTTCTTATGGCTAAAGGATTCACAGTAAAAGCAAAAACCCCTTCAGTTACAACTGAAGAATGGGATTACGGTAAGGCAAGAGAAATGATTCGCGGCAAGTCTGTCGTCTTCTGTTTGCCTGGAAGAGGAGTCTCTTACACCTATTTGAAAAATTTTGTGCAACTTTGTTTCGATCTTGTCCAGAATGGTGCAAGCATTCAAATTTCACAAGATTATTCTTCCATGGTGAACTTTGCACGTTGCAAGTGTCTGGGTGCAAATGTTCTTCGTGGTCCAGATCAGATTCCTTGGGATGGTAAATTAAAGTATGATTACCAACTTTGGATTGATAGCGATATTATCTTTAATACGGAGAAATTTTATCAACTTGTATTAATGGATCAAGATATCGCAGCAGGTTGGTATTGTACAGAAGATGGTATGACGACCTCTGTAGCACATTGGCTGGAAGAGGATGATTTCCGCAATAATGGTGGAGTCATGAATCATGAGACCTTGGAATCAATCTCAAAGCGTAAGAAGCCTTTCACAGTTGATTATACTGGATTTGGTTGGCTCCTGATCAAACATGGAGTTTTTGAACATTCAGAGATGAAGTATCCTTGGTTTGCACCAAAGATGCAAGTTTTCGAATCTGGTGAAGTTCAAGATATGTGTGGGGAAGATGTGAGTTTCTGTTTGGATGCAAAGGATGCAGGCTTTGAAATCTGGTGCGATCCTCGCATCAGAGTCGGTCACGAAAAAACAAGAGTTATTTGATGACTAACAATCGCTCACGTTTTAACATCACATGCAAGGGGGAAAAGATCTTTTCAGATCTTTCTGAAGAAGATTTTTTTGATGCAATGGATGACCTAGCTCAAAAATTTTATGAGACAGGTCATCCAGAACCTCATGAAATTACACACGAAATTATAGAGGATTAATTATGGCAGTAAAAGCAAAAGGTGGACTGAATAAGCGCACTTCTTATATTCCAGGACCGCCCAAGAAATCTCGTCAAGGTGCGGGGGCAGGAACTAAGTATTCCGCTACGTCTCGTAATAAAGCACGTAAACCCTATCGTGGACAAGGTAAAGGTTAAATAGAACAAAATTACAGTTCTTATGTCTTGTTTAATCACCAACTTACCTTCTGTTGAAGTATGGGTTCGTAAAGAATATCTAACAGATCATCAGAGTGGGCACGGTGAATTTGTAAAGGGCGTTTGGGTATCGGCAAAGTCCATACCTGGACGCGCTTTTTATTTTGAGACTTATTTACCAGAATATGCGGCAATGTATGATAAATTGCCGATTAGTGCTTTTTTATCTCGTCCTAAACTTCCAGATCCTGATATGAATTTACCAAATTTACAATTCTGGAACTGTATGGACTATGGTGTGGTCAGTATTGATAAGAAATTCATTGGAAGTATGGACTTTGAATGTTATACTCGTGATTATGGGATTCAAAAAGGTTGTTATGTCTGCACTATAGACAACTATCACCGCGATCCAGACATGGTTGACTGGGCAACGAGTGAAAATCCTGCCGAACATAAGTCACATAACCTCATTAAACTGAATAATGGGCAGTATGCACTGTATCCAAACAACAGATTACGTATTTTTGATAATAGTTTGACTCCTGTTGAACCAAAAATGCCTGATTTTAAAGTTTCGACTCAGTATTATCAGGTCGAAAATAGTTTTGAACGCCTTGGAATGGGTCATGAGGATGAATATTTCTGGAAAACGTCACAAGAACGCCAAAACTTAGAAGACTTAGAGTCTGATTGTTGAAAATAAATACAAAAAAGGGATAGAAACCCCTTAAAAAGTTCTGTTTTACCAAAAACAGGAGCAAAAATGGCCAATTCACCCATTGATAGAGACTCAAACTACATGTATCGGATGTGGGGAACCACAAAATTGATCTCTGATTATGGAAGTCTGTCTCAAACTGAAGAAAAAAAGGTGATTCAAGAGATTATGCATGATGATATCCCTCTTAAAAAGCATCATTTGAAGGAACAATCTGAGTTACATGCACAAATTCGCAATGATGAAGACTATGATGATTGGGAATATGGGACAGAACCAAATTATGGTATGAGGATATAAATACAAGCAAGACTTGACCTGATTCAGTGGTACAAAGAATATCTCGCCAGTTTAAGGATATAAGCTTGTCTTTTGACATGCATCCAGTTACGCGAGATATTCTTGTACTTAAAAATGAACAAGCGATTAAAAGATCTATTCGCAATATCATACAAACCATACCTGGTGAAAGATTTTTTAATCCTTCTTTGGGTTCAAATTTATCAACAAGTTTATTTGATTTTATAGACTATGGAAGTGCATCAAGTGTTGAAACACAAGTCAGAAATGCAATTTTAACATATGAACCTCGTGCAGATAATGTAACTGTAGAAGTTTTTCCAAGATATAATGAAAATGCATTCGATGTAAATGTTTATTTCGATATTATAGGGCAGGATTTTCCTCGCCAACAATTTACATACATTTTAGAGGCAACAAGAAGATAAAATGCCTTTTACTAAATTTACGAATCTAGATTTCGATCAAATTAAAACTTCTATCAAAGATTATCTCCGTGCTAATTCGGCATTCACGGATTTTGACTTTGAAGGATCTAACTTTTCGATTTTACTCGATACTCTAGCGTACAACACTTATATTACTGCCTTCAATTCAAACATGATTGTGAATGAGTCTTTTTTAGACTCTGCAACGGTTCGTGAGAATGTTGTATCACTAGCACGTAATATTGGTTATGTACCACGTTCCAGAAAAGCAGCAAAAGCATCTATATCATTTGATGTTAATATCCCAGTAAACGTTATCACACCACAAGTTACTCTTAAAGCTGGTTTAGTTTGTATTGGTGGATTTGGAGAAACAACGTCTCATGTTTTCAGCGTTCCTGAAGATGTAACAGTAAGGGTTGTGAATGGTGTTGCATCTTTCACAAATCTTACAGTCTATCAGGGTATTTTATTAAACAAATCTTTTGTAGTTGATTCTTCCCTCAATCAAAGATTTATCTTAGACAATACTGGAATTGATAGTAGCACAATTAAAGTTAAAGTTGGAAGTAGAACTTATAATTTAGTCGATAATCTTTTTGAGATTAAAAATGATTCGGAAATATTTTTAATACAAGAAATTTCAGATGAGAAATATGAGTTATTATTTGGAGATGGTAAATTTGGTAAAAAATTAGAAAATAATCAAACAATCTATGTAAATTATATTATTACTGATGATGAGGAAGGAAATGGTGCTAGAGTTTTTACATTTTCAGGAACAATTGTAGATTCTAATGGATCTAGTATCAGTCCAGTTGGGTCTGTATCAGTAACAACCGTTCAGAGGGCAGAAGGTGGGGCACCAATCGAATCTATCGATTCGGTTAAATACTTTGCTCCTAGAGTCTATTCATCGCAGTATCGTGCCGTAACTGCGAGAGACTATGAAGCAGTAATTCAACAAATTTACCCAAATACTGAATCTGTTTCGATTGTTGGTGGAGAGGAACTTAATCCTCCACAATATGGGACAGTATTGATTAGTATTAAACCAAAGAATGGAACATCAATATCAGATTTTACAAAAAACAGTATTTTGAATGATCTTAAAAAATATTCTGTTGCAGGAATCAACCAAAAAATAATTGATCTGAAACTATTGTATGTTGAAATAGATAGTACTGCTTATTACAATGCATCTTCGGTTTCTTCTATTGAAGATCTTAGAACAAATGTAATTAACAGTTTAACAAAATATTCCACCTCCATAGACTTCAACAAGTTTGGAGGTAGATTTAAATATAGTAAAGTAGTTCAGGTAATTGATAATGTTGATACTGCAATCACATCAAATATTACTAAAGTGAGAATGAGAAGAAATATGAATAGTGTGTTAAATAAGTATGCACAATATGAGATTTGTTTTGGTAATAGATTTCATAGAAATCCAAAAGGATATAATATTAAAAGCACAGGATTTAATATTATAGGAGAGAGTGAAAAAGTATATTTTACGGATGTTCCCGTAGATAATGAAACTGGGATTTTATCAATTATTAAAAAAACTACTGTTCCCGATCAATATCAAATTGTTAAAAAATCAATAGGAACTGTTAATTACCTTAAAGGTGAAATTATAATCAATACAATTAATATTACTTCTTCGGATCTTCCAGATGGTGTGATCGAAATACAAGCATTCCCAGAATCTAATGATGTAATTGGACTCAAAGATTTGTATTTAATTTTTGATGTTTCTAAAAGCACCATAAATATGAAAAAGGATACTATTTCTTCCGGTGAACAAATTTCCGGTATTGGTTTCGATTCAACTTCAAGTTACGCAAACGGTCAAATAACGAGGTAATATGATAGCAACTGGGTTTGATTCTAGAGTTAAAATTCAGCAAATTATTGAAAATCAGTTACCAGAGTTTGTCATATCAGAAACTCCTAAATTTGCAGAATTTTTAAAACAATATTACATC